ATTGGAACTGTACGTTACCTGTTGCCTGATCAACTACAAAGGCATCACCAACTCTAAAGTCACCATTTTGGTTTGTAGCAGAATAAAATATACGACCACCATTGGTCTCTGTAACCTCGTTAGCAGGAACTGCAAGTGACGGGTCATTAGTAAAGTCAGCACCAGAACCAACGTATGCAAAGTTATGTGCTGTTAATAATATTTTGACACCCGCACCATCAGCAATAGCACCCTTGGTTCCGTAGATGTTTGCAGATGAAATACCACGCAACTCAGCACCAAACTGAGCATAGTCTGCAGTTAGGATAGATGTAGCAGAATCACCACCACTAGAACGAATATCTTTTACTCCTCCACTACTATCTGTAATAGTTGTGGATGCATCAGTTCCATCAAAGTGAATAAGAAGAACTGTGTTTAAATCATTTCCAAAAGCAGTAGTAGTTGATGTAAAGTTAGCAGTATATCGTGCAGATGCTTTAGATACACGAACCTCATCTATATGTCCTGCAAATGCATTTGCAGCAGAGTTATAGTCTGAACCAATTGCTAATGGTTTAGTTGTCCCATAGTTATTGGTATCTGTATAAGTAGAACCTATTTGAGTTCCATTAAGGAATAATTTTGTGCTACCACCACTTCTAGCAACAGCAACGTGATACCATGTACCAGTTGATAATGTTCCACCTGTTGCTTGAGATGTATTACCTACGCCAAAATGCAAGGCAGTACCACTTAAGTATACAGTAGGTGCTGTATCTGTAGCAGATGCGTTTCTAAAATCAAATATGTATTGTGTGCCAGTAACTGAGGATGGTCTAATAAAACACTCTGCTGCCCAGTTTGTAGTTCCAAATCCAAAGTCAGTTGATGTTGGATATGTTAAATTATCAGCTGTTCCGTCTAATTCTAATGATGCTGTGCCAAATTTCTTTTGTGCTGTATCTAATTTTGCGTCTCCACCAACAACTCCAGTTTTTGCTACAGGAACACCAGTAACAAACTCTCCAGTTCCCTTACCATTGATAAGAAGGTATGTTCCATCGTTAGTTGTAACTGTTCCGTATGCAGTTGCTTTTTTGTAAGTAACGTTACCAGATGTGGTTCCAGATGATGAGTCTGTTACTGTGAATGTGTCGGTAGCTACGTTTGCAATAGTGTAATAATTATCTGTAGCACTACCACTTATAAAGTCAGCATAAATTACATCACCATTAGACATACCGTGTGCAGCTCTCGTCACTGTAACTGTTGTGCCACTTCTAGCGTATGTTCCAGATTTAAAACTATCTTCTAATTGATAAATTATTTCTGAGGTAGAGAATGTTCCTGATACACCAGATAATTTTAATCTTGTTTGACCAGAACCAGAACGACCTGTTGCTCCTTGAACACCTTTTATACCTTCGTTAGCAAAATATATGAATGAGTTTAACCACTCAACACGAACACCGTTAGTTAGTAAGAGACCAACTGAGTTTGGTACAATAAATGTGACTTCGTTAAAGAGGATAGCAGACTCTATACCAGATGCTGCAAACAACGCTCCATCTAATTTTGCACCTCTACCCGCATCACCTTGAGCAAACCCATAGGGATCTGTGCCAGATGTGACACTACCCTTTGTCAAAACTGTTACTCTTTCAAGGTATGGACTTCTATCTGAATCTAATGAACTAGCACAAACAAAACCATATCCTGTATCATTACTACTATTATAGAAAAAATCTTTGACTGTTAAGTCTGAAATATGAACATCGCCACTAAGAATAAATGCGTTAAGATCGTTCGTTCCAGAAGTAGGAATTATTTGAGTTGATCTTAAATTTGCACCTTTAAGTGTTACACCATCAGGAACTGTTAATGGAAATACTTCTTGGAATGTACCCGCAGCAACGTGAACAGTGTCCCCAGAAGTTGCTACACTAAGAGCTTTCTCAATTGTAAGGAATGGAGTATCTGGATGTTTTCCGTTTGCTCCACTACTTGCTAATGTATTTGCGTTTGATCCAGTAGATGCAACATAATAAGTATTGCCAGGACCATTCGTGATGTCGGTTGCAAACATCGCTGCTGTAACCTCACCCGTAGCGGGTTTTTGGTTAGCAACCTCTACAATAGTCTGCCCATTTCTTACAAAGATCTTTCGATCTGCAACGTTTACCGCAACTTCTCCATCGGCTAGATTAGAAGTCGTCGGGACTACTGCTGCTGTCGTCGATCTCTTTAGTTTGATTCTCGTTGCTTCCGCTGCCATTTAAAGAATTCTCAATTGGTTGGGTTTCTTTTATACTATTTAACTGACTTTGCAAGTCGGAAACTTGTGCTTCTAGCATTACATTTGTCAGTGTCAAATCAGAAATTTTTTTCTGTAATGTTGCAATAACGATTTGTACATTCATAAGTCAATAGGTTTTTAGAACAGTTTCTAGAACGTTCCACCGTCGATAGTGTTAGTCCAGACAGGCACACCACCTGATGTAACTGTAAGGATTTGGAAAGAGGTAGTTGCATCACTACCAGATCCAGGTGTTGTCATGTTTGCCTCTGCAGTTACCTGTAGAGCACCCGCAGCGTTACCATAGAGGATTCCATATTGAGTAAATGTACTAGCACCAGTACCACCAAACGGAACCGCAAGGTCAGTATCTAATTCTAGATCACCTAAAACAACTGTACCACGTTGTCCAGTAACACCAAACACAGTGTTGTTATCTGTTGCATTTTCAATAAATGTCCATGCACCAGCTCCATCGGCACCACCTGTGCGGTCATAACCGAAGAAACCAAATTTAGCAGCACCACCATCATAGTAATGTACTTTTACACCACGATCAAGAGCGTCATCTGCAGATCTGGTTACTGTTAATGTAGTGCCAGCTGCAATAGTAGCATTAGTTGCTGCTGATAACGTTAATGTCTTTGTATTGACGTTAATACTGGAGATTGTTGTTGAGCCAGGTATACCAGATGCAGCAGTGATTGCGTCTCCTGCAGTGAGTCCAGTTACTTTGTCAACCACAATTGTAGTTGATCCTGATGCTGTAGAACCTTCGGATGTCAACACAGTTGTTGGATCTCCCAATTCTATCGTAGGATCGTTAACAGACATTGATGCACTATTAACAGTTGTTGTGGTACCGTCAATCTGTAAGTCACCTTTGATGATAACTAGACCTTCAGCATCTCCTCCAGCTGGAAATGGGTCAATTATCATTTCTGTTCCAGATGTGGTAGAAATGATATTACCATCTAACTTTAACTGGTCGATACTAAATTCACCAGTTTGAGATGTGGTTCCAGCTATAGTTGTAGTTCCATTGAAAGTTACACCATTCTGGAAAGTAGTTGTGGCGTTGACTGTTAGAGAGTCTCCAGCTGCTGTTCCAAGAGTAGTGTTGTCATCTACATTTAAGTCTTTGATGTATGCTGTTTTAGCAATACCAACACCACCATCAAACGTAACACTAGCGGTGTCAACGTTAGATGCATCTGTGTCATCAGCAAAGTTGACTTGGACACCAGTTCCATAGTTCCAGTCTGCACCTTCTACTTGAATCTTGTCAGAGGTTGTCTCGTCATATCTAATAGAAGCATCCTTTGTATTACCAAAGTTCAGTTTCATATCATCAGCGATACGCAAGTCAGGGGTTCCTGCTACACGCTTGATATCTAAAACTGCATCAGAGTCATTAAATGAAAATTCTACATCTCCTGTAGTTCCAAACTCTAGTTCCTGACCATCTTCAACTACTATCTTACCTGTGCCATTTGCACGGAGGATAAGGTCAGTATCTGTAGTAGAGGTTGTAATAACGTTTGCATTTAAGTCAATGTCATCAACTTTCCATTGATCGACTTTTGAATTGCTGTCTACAATAGCAACAGAACTCGCTGTAAGAGTTCCATGCACATGATCGAGCATGTCAGTGAAATATCTACCACCTACAACTTGTGCAGCACCATTGTTATCTCCAACAAATAGTCTGTCTCCTGCGTTTCCTTGAGTTCCGTTTGCTCCTGTCGTAATGGCGAGTTCACCAAACGTAATAGTGCCAGGTGCGGTTGAACCAGTACTCCTTTTAATTAGAATATTGGATGCCATTAGAAGCTACCCCCATTTACTGTTATGTTATTTAATACATTTGTGGCAACAAATTTTGTATTTGTTGCATCATACACAAGCACTGAACCGTCTGCTAATCCTCCTTGGGATGAGTCTGTTAAATCAACATCAGACATACCTCCAAGTGAACCGCCACCACCACCAGCTGCGACTCTAGTTACTTTTGGGACTGATTGATCCCCGAATCTTAATCTTGCCATTTAAAGTGTTACCCCCTCAAGAACGCTTACAGATCCTTCTAACACTCTAGTCTTTTGACCAGTCGTTGAAGTTATTACAACATCATATACGTATCTCCCTGCCTTCATTGCAGTGGTAACTGCGTTACCCAGAGATAATTGAATTTGCCCAGATGTAGGAGGAGATAGTATTGCTCCAGTTACAGTAGTGGACGTACTACTTGTGTAGTGTTTCTTTATCTTGCATGCAACTGTATACCCAGTTAAATCAAATAAAGTACCGTTATCATTCTCGATTGTAAAGTCGGTAATGAAATCAGCACCTTGATAGATTAATAAATTTGATATAGCAGAAGCCATTAGACAAAAGTTTTCCTATATTATTTAGCTTAACTTTATTTATCCATTAAATCTTTCACAAGTCTCTTCAGTTCTTCTACCTCGTTCTTTAAATCTTCTAGAGTACGATCCTTTTTCTTTGCATTTTCTCTTGCTTTTATGTAAGCATCATACTGTGTAGTGTCAGTATTGAGTATTGCGTTAGACGCAGGATCCCTGCCAAGGGTGGTGTGACCCTCAACAGGGATTAGTTCAATCTCTTCCATTATGCTAGTGCGATTCCTCTCAAGTCTTTGACTCTTGGTATATATGGTTGATTGTGATTTAGTAAACTTACCTTGATCTGGAATCCATCAAACTCATCTACGTCCTCTACAGTATATTCGTAATCTGTAAATGTAACTAGATCATTTTGTGGAACCAACTCACCGTTGTCTGGTCTTCCTGTAGTATTGAAGAACTGGAATGGCAATTCATCTAAACTATCTACATAACCAACAGGAATTAGTTTAAACATTACTACAACCTTAGAATCAGTCCAAGTGTTTGCAGCAAGCATAACCTTAAGTCCAGTAGCACTCTTTTCTAACCTTGCAACTTTAGTAATATAGTTTCCTGCACATTCTGTTCCAATACCAGATGTAGGTTCAATGTTGTTAATTATGTTTGCAGTTGTAATCATATCACATCTGGTCAAGTCAACAACAGGTGATAAGTGTGATACTTCAGAATCAAGATTTAATTCAAGAGTAAGTGACTTAACACTATTCATTCTGTTAATTTCATTGATTTGGTTTGCAACTATCTTAGTAGCAGGGAAGTAATTCTCTTCTCCAATGGTTACATCTTGGAAATCACTGTCTTTTACAAAAGATGTCTCAGCAGTAGATCCTGATGGGAAAGGTCCGCAAGATGTACCACTTGTTCCTTGAACTCTAGCAACCATGGTAGTTCTAGGTTCTAATTGACTCTGTACCTGTGGTGTAAGGACATCCCATGGAACGTTTTGAGATGCAACTATAGTTCCACCACCACCTTGTATACCAGTTCCTGCATTGACTCCAGAAATTTGTAGGTTGTAACTATGTGGACTATTGATTGACTGAACACCGCTACTATGTGTCTTATTAATCTTAGTAAGAGGTATACCATCAAAATTATAACATTCTACTACTGCACCAGATGCATGTGCCTTTCCAGTTGACGATCCAGATGTTCCAGTATGGTTTCTACCATTGGTAATAAAGTTAACTTGTTTGTTATTAACTCCACTCAATCCAGAGTATGCAATAATCTCATCTTCACTACCATCTTCAGCAGCACCAAGTATTCTAATAAAACCAGGATTTGATGAACTTACAGCAGAACCACCTATGGTAGTATGGAATCCATTGTTTTCTGCTATCTCACAACTAGTGTCTGTAGAACTTAATCCAGATGCAAGTTGACTATTTGCAACCTCAGATATAACGCCACTAAGTTTCAAGTAGTTAAGTGTTGATTGCATTCCATGATTACTGTGGAATATTCTAATTATATCACTACCCGCAGTTGTTTTAAGTGAGTTTGTTCCTAGATTCAATGATCCACCATTACTTTCACCTAACTCTCCATTTTCTAGGATAAGTCTAGACGGTGATGCTGTGGTTGGTAATGTGAACTCTGCTCTGTAAATCTTGAACATCAAGTCCTCATACTGAGAAGGAGTCCAAGTAGACGCATTTTGAGACTTAAATAAGACACCGATATATGGTTGTTCAGAAAT